CAGATGGTTTACAGATGAATATGGTGATAAGGGTGGTGGTATGGATTATATGTGGAATTACCGATAGATGGAATTTGATGATAAGCAATTAAAACTTGGGCATTTATTGCTTGTTGATAGAAAGTGTAGAGTATGTGGAGAAGAAAAGAATTTAATTGATGGTTTTTATAGAACTAGAAAGAGTAGAGGAGCAGTTCCATCATCATATTCATATGAATGTAAAATTTGCACTGTAAGGAGAATTGTGAATAAAAGAAAAAAGAAAGCATTTAGTGATTGGTCATATCCAGACTGGTAAAGTTCACTCCATGTTTCCCCGCTGAAAATAACCTTTTGAATAAATATTTTCAGATAAACTGAGACATCGGAGAAAAACATGGCAACTCCTCAATTATCTCCTGGAGTACTGGTAAGGGAGGTTGACTTAACCGTAGGAAGAGCAGAGAATGTATTAGATAATATCGGTGCTATTGCAGGACCGTTTGAAATTGGACCTGTTGATGACATCATCGAAATTAGCACTGAAGAGCAACTAACAAATACCTTTGGTTCACCCATAGGAACAGATGCACAGTATCAATACTGGATGAGTGCATCATCATTCCTTTCATATGGTGGTGTTCTTAAGGTTGTTAGGACAGCAGGTGATAACCTGAACAATGCTAACGCAGGTGTTGGTGTTGCTTCTACAGCTGTTCTTAAAATTTACAACTATGATGATTACTTAAACAATCATCAGAGTGATGCAACATTCACTTATTCATCAAAGAATCCTGGAACTTGGGCAAATACACTTAAAGTTTGTCAGATTGATAATGCTGCAGACCAAACGATTGGTATTAATACTAACAACTTGTATAATGCTGGTGCTCGTGTTGGATTTGCTGTTACTACTAACATAGATGGAGCAATTGTTCCAGGTATAGGAACCACAGGTGGATTTACTGGATTCCTAAAGGGAATTATTACTGGTGTAAGCACAGATTCTACAAATAGTAATAGTACATTTGATGTTAAGATTACTGATAGAATATCAGCAATTGGTGGTATAACTTCTTACTTCCCAATTGATTATGCTGAAGGAAATTCAATTACTGCGTTTAAATCCGATTCATCTGTTCAGTTCCTTAATAACTCTGGTGTTACTACTGGACACTCTGCTAGTGCAGCATATACTCCAGCATCAGTTAAAGACTGGTATGATGAGCAAACATTGGGTATTAACAATGCCACAGTTTACTGGAAAACATTAGCACCTAGACCATTAAGTAGTAACTTTGTTACTGAAAGAAATGGTAAGAATGATGGTATTCATGTTGTTTTAGTTGATGATGAGGGTAGATTAACAGGTATTAAAGGAAATATTGTTGAGAAGCATCTTAACCTTTCTAAGGCAAAAGATACTGTTTCTTCAGTAAATCCACCACAAAAAACTTACTACAAAGATTATCTTGCACTTTATTCAGATAATCTCTACGCAGGTAAGAACCCATCTGAAGGACCTGATGCTAATTGGGGAACTGCACCTTTAGCAACTGGATTCTCTACAGCATGTACTCCAGTTACAACTGGTGATGGATTATGGGGTCTAGATGCACAGGGTGTTACTTACTCTGCATTGGGTAATATTTCATATGCTCTAACAGGTGGTCAGGACTACGGTTCAATTCCATCTGGAGAAGTAAAAGGTGGAATGAAGGCTACATTAGCAGACCTAATGACATCTTATAGATTGTTCTCTAATAAGGATGAGGTTCAAGTAGATTACCTCATTATGGGACCAGGATGTGATGTTGAGTCTGATTCTCAAGCAAAAGCAAATCAATTGCTATCAATTGCTGGAGATAGAATGGACTGCATGGCAACTATTAGTCCACACAGAGCAAACGTTGTTAACATTACTAACACTGAGACTCAGACTGAGAACGTTCTAAACTTCTTTAGTCCACTTCAATCATCATCTTATGGTGTATTTGATAGTGGTTATAAGTATATGTACGACAGATTTAACAATGAATTCCGTTATGTTCCATGTAATGGAGACGTTGCTGGTCTAATGTGTCGCACAAATATTACTTCATATCCTTGGTTCTCACCTGCTGGACAGCAAAGAGGTGTTATAAACAATGCAGTTAAACTTGCATATAACCCAAGTAAGACACAAAGAGACAGACTTTATCCTCAAAGAATTAACTCCTTTATTACCACACCTGGTATTGGAACACTTCTCTTCGGTGATAAAACTGCACTTGGATATGCATCAGCATTTGATCGCATCAACGTTCGTCGTTTATTCCTTACTATTGAGCAAGCACTTGAAAAAGCAGCACAGGCTCAACTCTTTGAACTCAACGATGAGTTAACAAGGGCAAACTTCCGTAACATTGTTGAACCTTACCTACGTGATGTTCAGGCTAAGAGAGGACTTTACGGATTCCTCGTTATTTGTGACACAACAAATAACACTCCTGATGTTATTGATAATAATGAGTTCCGAGCAGACATCTTCCTGAAGCCTGCAAAGTCTATCAATTACGTTACCTTGACTTTTGTTGCTACCAGAACTGGTATCAGCTTTGAAGAAGTCGCAGGTAGAGTTTAAGTTCTAGCTCTAAATATCACAGGAGGAAATTAATCAATGGCAACATCCAGAGCAAACAAAAACATTTCGCAATTTAAGTCGAAACTGATAGGTGGCGGTGCTAGACCGAATTTATTTGAAGTTGAACTTACTACGTTACCACCTAACGTAGTATCAGATTGGGATGCGGATATATTTCAGTTTATGTGCAAAGCTGCAGCATTACCTGCTCAGAATATTGCAAACATTGATATCCCATTCAGAGGTCGTATTTTTAAAGTTGCTGGAGACAGAACAATTGATACGTGGACTATCACAGTTATCAATGATGAAGACTTCAGATTTAGAAATGCCTTTGAAAATTGGACACAGCAAATTGCTAATCTAGATGATAATATGGGAACAACTGACCCATCTGCTTATATGGTCAATGCTAAAGTATACCAACTTGGTAGAGGATCAGAAAAAAGTAGTCAAAACAATAGTGGAACTGAAAATGTAGTATTAAAAGAATACGAATTTATTAATATATTTCCAACAAATGTGTCAGCTATTGACTTATCTTACGATACAGGGGATACTATAGAGGAGTTCACTGTTGAATTCCAAGTTCAGTCACTTAGATTGACTGGTGCTGGCAACCCTAATTAACTATATTAAGGGTTGATAAATAGTAAAAAAGTTTCGTAATCATGTCAAAACTCTTTGGGTTCTCGATAGAGGACACTGATGAACAATCACTACCTAAATCGGCGGTCTCTCCCGTTCCTCCAAATAACGAGGACGGGAATGACTATTATTTAAGTAGTGGTTTTTTTGGCTCGTATGTTGATATTGAAGGAATTTATAAAACAGAATTTGACTTAATTAAAAGATATCGTGAAATGGCGCTTCATCCTGAAGCAGATAGTGCAATAGAAGATATTATAAGTGAAGCATTAGTATCCGATACAAATGATAGTCCAGTAGAAATTAATTTAGATAATCTCAATGCAAGTGATGGTATTAAAAATAAAGTTAGAGAAGCATTTAAATTTATCAAAGATTTATTAGATTTTGATAAAAAGGCACATGAGATTTATAGAAATTGGTATGTAGATGGTAGATTATATTATCATAAAATAATAGATTTTAAGAATCCTGAAGCAGGTATTCAAGAGTTAAGATATATTGACGCAATGAAAATGCGTTATGTAAGGCAACAGAAAAAGAATAAGGATGATAAATTTAGGGTTCCACAGCAAAATGTTACCCAAAACCCAATGGAATATGAGTTTCCTCAGATAGAGGAATATTTCATGTTTACCCCAAAACAAACTTATCCTGTTGGTAATGCATCTCCAATGGGTGGAAATAATGGAATTAAAATTGCAAAGGACGCAATAACATACTGCACTTCAGGTTTAGTTGATAGAAATAAAGGAGTTACACTTTCATATTTACACAAAGCAATTAAATCTCTCAATCAATTAAGAATGATTGAGGATAGTTTAGTCATATATAGACTATCCCGTGCTCCAGAGCGCAGGATTTTCTACATTGATGTAGGAAACTTACCGAAGGTTAAAGCAGAGCAATACCTCCGTGACGTGATGATGAGATATCGGAACAAACTTGTCTACAATGCTGACACAGGAGAAGTCCGAGATGACAAAAAGTACATGGCAATGCTTGAAGATTTCTGGCTCCCTAGAAGGGAAGGAGGTCGTGGAACTGAAATTTCTACTTTACCAGGAGGTCAA